CCATCAAAATCTCCACTGATCTTCAATAGAAGCGCGAATAATTCCGATACGGCGCAGCACTTCTCTCTTCTTTTCTTCCGGCAAGTTCATGATCCGAGTGCTGTTGTCGCCAAGATAGGCTGTGCAATCCCAGCAATCACGACCAGTCTTCTCGCCAGCCACATATCCGGGAGCCAATTCAGCACCAACGGACTTGAGGTAGTCGTAAACCTGTTCTTCGGTCCAATCTTGGATCGGCATCTCGAAGGTAATTCCGTCTCGCGTATCACCATCACGGGATGTGGACTTCTTACCGTCATCGTTGCGCTGGCCTTTGATAGCCTTCGTAACGCCAAGACCCTTCAGACCAAAGTGGATCGGAAACCAGATATTGGCAGCGCAGCAATCCAGATAGGACTGCATCTTCGGGCCTGCTTCACCTGTGATTTCTTTCCCAAGAAAAGTGTTATTCACGGGAAGAACATCAGTGGGCCAGCCATATATAGCTATATTCGTAGGCTGATCAGACTTTAGTTCTACGAAGTGTGGAAGAACCTTCTTCCACTTCATCATGTAGTCGTAGGTCTGTTCGTCCACTGCACCCGTGTTCAGCCATACGATAAAGATAGAGTCCCAGCGATGCTTATTGAGATACAAGCAAGCTAGGGAATCTTTGCCGCCGGAGAACAGGAGAGCTGTATCCATTACATAGACACCAATTGTGCAATAGATGTGAGAGCAGAGGCGGTAGAACCGACACCTCCAATTCCTGTCAGGAAGCTATTGCCAGTCGGTCCACCTGTTTTGGTCTGCGTCTGCGTTGATCCATAAGGAGTTGCAGATGTTGCAGACAAACGAAGGTTAAGCCCTTCAATTGGATAATTACGTTTTTCAAGCCAGCGAGCGTAGGCTTCATCAAGAGCTGTCTGTTCCTGCGCCTGCCTCTGCATACCGACATTTTCAACAAGTGCTGCTTCAAGTTGCCGACCTTGTTGAGCTTTAGTTGTGAGATCGCCAAGCGTGCTTGCACCAGTGATATTAGTTGAGGCACCAATAAGACCAGCCTCTTGATTTGCTTGAGCAGCTTTAAGAGCGCGATCATAATCACCAGCCTGTAGAGCCGTGGCTGTATCAAATGCTCTGGAACGCAATTCAGCGGAAAGATCGCCAACATTTCTAGCTGTTTCAGCTGCTGCTACACCTTCCGCTATACCTTGACGTGAACCACCAAATGCCCGTGCCTGTGCAGCATTAGCGGCAATAGCGTTCTTTTCCTGCTGTAGGGCGCGGTTTGCTGCATCTATTGCACGATTTTCTACATTTGCAACATATGGGTTCATATATCCAGATATGTCACCTGTAAGAAATGATCCGGCCTGCACCTTCTCTGGCTGGTAAAAAGATCCGTAAAGAGCCGCATTTTGAGCAGCCTCAAAAGCCGGAGCTGTTCTACCGACACCCTCCTCAATAATTTTGAACGCACGCTCTTGCTCAGGACTAAACCCGGCAAGAGTTTTGCCTGTATAGGCCTCATATGGCCGATCAGCAATTGCTGTGGCCTTAGAAATGTTTTCTTTTGTGATGTCCTCCAGCCAAGGCGGGAGTTCCGTCTTGTTGGTGACTGTCTGTGCTGAAGGGGTATCACCAGACATTATTCATACTCCATGACGATCATTTTTCGCTTCCAGCCCTTAGATGCAAGGGCCTTCTCGAAACCGGGACGAACTAACGCCCTACCAAATTCGCACCCCTTGCTGACTGCAAAGGCTTTTAATTCATCATCCAGAGCCATCACGGATGGCAGATCACCAGCAGCTAGGAAGATATGCAAATACCGCCTACGAGGCGTTTGGGCGATCTCTGTGATGATGATAGCACCATCGTTCCAGAACGCTTGCATCTTCCCGGTCTCAAGGCAGTATAGAACATCCTCAAGATCGTGTGTATCTCCCCCTACTTTCAAAGCTTTCTTCAGCTTAGTAAGGAGGCGCTCCCTGTTGTCCAAGCGGCACCGCCGTAGTTACTAGTGTCCCCGAATTGTCTACGCTTACTTTATACACTGAACCATCTGGCGATTGAAGCAGGATGCCATCAACTGCTTCGATTCTACTGACAGAAAAGCTTGCAACCGTGTCAATTCGAGAAAAAGCACGGTTCATATACGAGGTATCATAGGCCGGAGGAGCCGGAGGGATATTAAGTCTCATCGACCACCCCCACCTTGGAAGTCAATTCTGGTCTCGCCAATGCTCCACGGAGCGTCTTCCGTAGCCTCAATCTTGAGACGGAAGTCACGACCTGTCACTCGCATATCCGTATAGCCGTCAGAGCGAGGGCTGTAGGGACCATAGGTATATTCTGTACCCTGCGGCGTCATGGACGAGAAGACCGTGATCTGGGTGCTGTCGTAGGCATAACCATTGTCTGTAATGGCCTGCTTCAAATGCGACAGAGAGTTGCCGCTCTGGATATTTAACGCCCCTGTCTCAGCATAGCGATCCGTCTGGATAGGAACACCAGCAGCCGTCCAGCCGTTTTCTTGGAAGTAGACGTCATTGTTGTCATCTGCTGCCATAGGATAGTTGAACACGCCAGCGCCCTGACAGGCCGTTCTGGTCATTGTATTGCCAACCGACCACCAGTCTTCAGCATAATTGTAGAAGACGCTGAGATTGGGAACCGTTGATCCCTGAGTTGGATACCAGAACCACACGTCCGGGAAGATATTGTTCTCAGAGCCATGTGTGTACAAAGCGCCGGAATCAGGGTCAATATTGTCAAATACCCCAGCACCGACATCGCAGCGCAGAGGACGAACGACACCACCGTCATAGAGCCAGAACGACTCCTTGCCCATCCAGATGCAGCGACCAGCAGTCGTTGCAAAAGCACGCGGAGCAATGAGACCACAGCCAAATCCGATACGGTCAATGCTGTAGATATACGGCAGACCGATGTAGCGCATGAGCCATGCTTCGTCCTGCGTCCAGATCAGGGTGCCTTCACGGACAGCAGCGCACATGATGATCTTGCTGGACGTGTCCAGATCGAGATAGCCAGCTGTGTTTGTAGTGTCTGCAAAGTCCCAATCGGTATAGTCCTCGCGGGATGACCAAGCCACACGGCGGGAGTTACCACCAGCACCAATCAGAACCGCATGGCGCTCCTGAGTGACGATGACGCCACGATTATTTGTCGGAGGAAGGTCTGAAGCCTGTGCGCTTGCTGTCCCTCCTGTACCTGTCGTATTGGTGCCAGAGTTCGCATAGGTAAACGTCGTCAGGCTAGGCACTGAAGTGATTGTATATGTGCCATCCAGAGAGCCAACAGAGTTGCCAGCAATGATGATTGTCTGACCGTTTGTGAACCCGTGATTCCACGTTGTCGTAACTGTAGCTACGTTTGACAGGCGAGTGATGGAAGTGATTGGCTCAATACCAACAATAGTGGCATCTCCTTCACCTTCCTGCCAATGCAGAAGACGGCCATCGCTGGACGCAACCATGAGGGCTTCACCACCCCAGTTATCAATTGTCCAAGAGAACGGCGGGATGAAGGACTGGGACTGTGGGCGAGGATAGGTAGCGTCGGTGTCATCACCGTACAGCAACTCGCCGTAGTCATAAGCGCCATAACCGCCAACCTGAGACCCCTCTGCCCCGACAAAGGCCGTAGGCGTGATGTCGGTATAGGTCGCGCCCTCCAGAGAATAAAGCTTATCATCGCAGCCAAGAAGGCCGATAGAAGCGCCGGAGGTGCTGGTGAAGGTAAAAATGGTACGGACTGGGCTATCCAAAGGCGTCTCAGTAATGCGTTGCCAACCACCAACAGGCAGCAGCTTGCCAGAGCGCCAGCGGATCAGGTTCGCATCCCAATAACGCCCCTTAACTTGAAGAGGCGTAGCAGGCTTAACGACCCCTGCCGGGATATTGAGTGGAGCCAAAGGCATTACTTTTTACCCTCGCAATAGCCTTCACGGCGTGCATTATTGACCTTCACCTCTGTGATCGTCTGCGGGGTATCCTTGGAAGACCAAGAAATATCCTTCCAGACAGAACACACAGCCGGGCTAGTCCCTACGATGTCCATCGTCTTGAAGCAGCCTGTCAGGAGAAATAACGGCATTATCGCCAGCGCGAATCGCATTTTGTGTTCTCTCTAGGACTTCTTGGGTTGCTTCAGCCTTGTAGTCGGACACGGCATCTGAGCGGATTTTAACATAAATACCAGCCAAAACCATCAAGGCGAAAGCCGCTATCGTGATGTATCTACCAATAGGAGTGAACAGGAAGGGTATCATACCCCATGCTCCTCTAGGTGTTTCTTACGCCAGAACCAGATGGCAGCACCAGCCAGAACGATAGCCGCCATCATCAGGAACTGGGTATTCTTCAAGAGCCCCAAGGCGGTGCCGAAAAGGTCAGATGCTTCTTGAGCTTGAGCAACGACCTCTTTAGCTGCCGCAACACCACCAAGAGCGCCAGTAACCAAAGCCGCATTGCCTTGTTTGCTCTCCACCATTGTCTTTTCAGCTTTAGGAACAGGAACCATATCGGATTCATAATTATCAGCCCACATCTTCTTGGAAATTGACAAACAGGTACGGCGATCCGCAATCCCGTTTGTGCCTCCATTGATTCTCTTGGTAACTGCAACGACATCATCTTTGTCAGCGCAGTCGTTGATCTTCCGTGACTTCCAGTATTCGCAAGCGATTTTTAGGGCAGTCTCAGGATCAGCAGCCAGATCAGGGTCGCCAATCAGATCAATGTCAAGCAGATCACC